ATTACCACTCCCGCGCAAACCAAACCGGCCGGGACGGCCGGGGCGGGGGGGAAGATCTGCAGGTTCCATCTCAAAGGTAATTGTACCTATGGGGCCAAGTGCAAATTCCTCCACGTCGAAAACAGCCAAGTCCCAGCAGAAGGACAGGACGAGGGGAGGGTGAACGGGTACACCAGTGCCATTACCACTATCAGCCAGTGGAGTCCACCCGCCCCCCGGGTCCGTAAAGTCGGCGTCTACCTTGACGTCGAGCTTTCACCCAGCCTGAACCTAGTGCTACGCAGTGAGTTCCCAGATGTTGAGATCATGTACGCTTCTACGTTGCGTCGTTCGAACCACCCCTTGTCCCGTGCGAGGCGTGCGTGTTCGAGCGCAATGTTGAGGCATAACGCGATCCAGCAGTATGGGGGGGCCAATGTCCTGGAACAGCAGGCATCGGCCCGGGCCTGTGACATCCCACACGTCAAAGTTGACGGCAAGTGGGTACCTGAGAAGCATGATACGTGCTTCAAAGTTGTCACAGATGAAGACCATGTGCGCGCAGAAACCGCGTGTGTCCTAGCAGTGACTGGGACTCACCGGGGCATGTGTGTGCATGACGTCAAGCTTGCAAACCGCGAGTACGGGTCAGTCATCGCCGTGGATGTGCCATTCACCCCGAGCGATGTTGCCTCGCTGCTGGAAAAAGTGTCAGAGGTTTATGTCAGTCTAAACATCTACACACAGGAAGTTATTTCCGACGAAACGTACGAACACTGGGTCACCTGGTCATCGGCAACGATGATCCGGGAACGACGCAGCGGGACGCTGGAAACCATCGACATGCTCGGAGACGAAGCCGATGCCAACTGGGAACCACCAGAGGGATCATTCGGAATCAACCGAGTCACATGCGACGGTGGACAGCCACGAATCGAAGGCGACAATTTTTGGCTCCTAGCCGGACAAACCGTTCGCGGTGTCGGCGTGGAGAGTCTCACCACCATGAGTGACGAAGAAGGCCAAGGGAGGATGACGTACCGGTTATTCCTTAACGGCCAACGCGACACCGTGCCGCTAACCTGCTCCCTATTCTCTGCCTTGAAGTCGCGCCAGCTGGGCGTGACCAGGGTCGGAGAGCATCTCATTCTGGTGAGATACGGAGCCGAAGTGGCAGTCATGACCGCTGGTGGTCGAGACCAATTCCTGGACTTTCGCTGTAAGTCCAACGACCTGTTACAGGTAATGACACAGTTTTGCAGCCGCACTACTGAGAACCTGAACAAGGCCGTCGAGGCATATGTGACTCGTAATGAGTTGCACGTGCCTGTTGCACAGGTAGTGAATGTGATCGAGCGGATACAGGTGGGGCAAGTTCCAGATTTGGAACGCACCCACGATCCGGTTAGGGTCACCGGTTGGTTCCGATGGGCAGGCCCCACGGTGCGAGCCGTCATCGACTACCGAAACCGCCTGCTTCAAGGTGGACCGCTCGCCCGATTTAATCGGGGGGTCAGATACATGGTGTATGCAATCATGTGCCTCGTTATGGCACTTGCACCGTATCCCTATTTCAGCATGAGCACTAGCCGTAACTGGTTCAGTGTGATTCGCAGGGATTTCTGGCTCCCATTCCATCTCTGGCGAGTCCCCGGACTTTGGGGTGAAGCAACGCGGGAGGCAGGGTACTCGGGGATTTATTTACCCAATTTCCCCATACCTGTCTTATGGCGGACAGACGTTGTGCGTGAGTGGGCCCTAACCTGGCCCACCACAATCGGCATGTCCACCATAGTGCGACTGTTCTTTACAATCTTGTGTGGCATGTGTTTGATGTCGTCAGCACACGCCCTCTCGCCGGGTGCAGGGACGCAACTGTCCGAACTGCACGCCCATGACCCGTTTAACATTCCGCCCGTAGAGGGGCCCCTCAGTGCGCATGAGGGGCTGGGTGGAACCGTTTTCTCGCTACCAGGCCTGGTTACGCAGGTCGAGCTGAAGGAGATTCACGCGGGCATGAAAGTCACCATGCGAGACATTGAGGAGAAGGACCCGACAACCCGACCATTACTCCGCGCGTACGGGGTTGTGTTTCCCGAAGTGCTGCCGAACGCGTACGCGGTCTGTCAGCATAATCTGTACATCGCACTTAGGAACAGACAGTGCATGGCCCTACCGGACCATGACACTGATTATTTTAGGCGGTGCGCAGACTCATTCGTTGAGGAATATCGCGAGGCGCTCGCTCACGCAGAGGTATCCAATGAGGTATCCTACGATGAGTGGGTTATGAACTTCCCAGCCCATAAAAGGGCGCGTTATGATCTGGCCAGAGCACTCTGGATCAATAACGACGAGGTCACTACCAACTACATTGGACGCGGATCAGCGTTCTCGAAAGTGGAGACACTCGTGAAGTTCAAGTACACCGATCCGCGGTGCATCATAGCTAGCACAGATGCCTGGGCAGTTATGTTTGGACCGTGGCTACGTGGCCTTGTGAACACCTCTAAGAAGGTATGGAGCAAAACGGCCCTCGTGTTCTACACGAGTGGAAGTACACCCGCAGACATAGGCGAGTGGATCGACCTCATTCATGAAACCCTCTCGGAGGGAGAATGGGCCGGAATGTTCTGTGGCGACGACCAGCTGTTAATTTACTGGCGTCCCGGTGTGGGATTTCTCTACATTGTGTTAGATGGCGCACGCCATGACGCACACATGCATGAGGGATTCCTTGACCTGAAGTGGAAGCTGTACCAGCTGTACCACAGTGCGTGCCGTAGTGACAAAATTGAATGGCAGATTCGACGTTACATCTATAGTAGTCAAAGAACTAAGAAGATTGGAACGCGTCTCGGCATCAAGGCAGTCACCCAGGCCCGCGTGTCTTCAGGAGATCAAGACACCACCTTTGGGAACACTCCCTGCACACACTTCGTCGCCAGCTGCATCATGGCCGAAATCAAGAAGCAACCACCAAAAGCCACCAACGCAGAATTAATGCTTGTCGCGGTGGAGGTTGCATCGAGGATCGGCTACGAGGTGGAGGGCAACATCTTCAGAGATGTACACGACGCTGACTTCTTGTCAGGACTGATCATCCAGACCAGTTCAGGCAGGCATGTCTGGGTCCCCAAAGTCGGGCGGCTCCTTACCAAGATTGGTTGGGCCGTCAAGGACTATGGGACCAAGTGG